GTCGGGCGAGGCGGCCAGGTCTCTGAGCACATTGCCGCGGTTGTTCTGGGTCATGGCATAGTCGAGCGGGGCGGTGTCTGGGCGGCGGAAGTGGAGGGCTTCGGTGTAGGCGGCGAGGGCTTCGAGCAGGCGGGCGCGGCGGTCTTCGTCGGGCAAATTCGCCAGGCGCGACAGGGCATTCCCGAGCGTGACTTGTGCACGCGCAAGAGTGGAAGGATCATTGCCTGCTTGATAAGCAGAAACAAGTTTACACGCCCAATCATACTCATCCCGAACCAGGTAGAAGGCCGCCTGGAGATTGGCTGCATTCACTGCCAGGTCTTGCGCCAGTTCGATATTGTGCTCAATGGCCCAATCGAAGGCATGCCGAAGTTGTGGGTACTCATCCAGCATGCGATAATGTTCCTGGTGATCATCAGCTTCACTGATCCGTTGGCTATAGGTCTCGGCATGGATCTCGCGGGCGGATTCCTGCTCGCCAGCCCGGCGCAGGAGGGCCAGCGCATAGGCGCGGAGAAGGGTATGCTGACGCCAGCGCTGGTCGGAGACCTGGGTGAGCAGGCCGCGCTCGACGAAGAGGGTAAGTTGATCCTCGGCTTCTTCGGTAGTGCATCCATATACGCCAGCAGCGGCTTCGGCGCTGAAAAGGCCATCCGGGGCGAAGGCACCCAGGGTACGGAAGCGGCGCTGGGATTCGGGTTTGAGGTCTTGATAGGAAGTAAACAGGGCGGATGCAAGACGGGGGTCAGGATACTCGTCAGGAAGTTGAATCTCGCCAAAGCCTGTGCCTTCCACCACCTGGCGGACCATTGTCTGTATGGCGGCAGGCCAGCGGTCCTTGCGCAAACGGAGGAGGCTGCCGCAGGCGATGTTGAGGGCCAGCGCCTGGCGGCCCAGGCCCTCGGCCAGGTCGACGAGGAGAGGCATGACGTTTACATCAGCGTCGGGCAGGCGGGAGTGGATCAGGTCAAGGGCATCTTCGGCTGTGAGCACTTCGAGAAAGTAAACTTCGCCTTGCAAATCATGGGCGAGCCACTTGTTTCGGGTGGTGATGATCAGGCAGGCATCCTGGGGCAGGGCATTGCGCAGGGGTTGAATGGCAGCCAGATCCCACACGTCATCGAGGACGACCAGCAGGGGCTGCTGCCTGCTAAATAGGGCGCGGACCATGGCCGGGGTGATGGGTGTGTTGGGATCTCTTCCCCGTTCGCCTGCATCGAAGAGGCTCCATTCCTTGAGGATCGGGTTGCAAAGCTCGGGGCTGCGGAACTCACTGCCGAGGTTGTTTTGAAAGATGACCCCGCCAGGGAAGAGCGGATCGAGCTCGATGGCCAGTTGGTGGGCAAAGACGGTTTTTCCGACACAAGGCGCGCCTTGAATGGTGACGATGACTGCCTGCGCGTCAGGTTCGAGAAGTTTCCTGACAGCATGGAGCTCGGCTTCGCGCCTGATCATATTGTGCAGGGGCGGAGCGGAGGGGCGCAGCCAGCCATCCACGTTGGCAGGTGGGAGGGAGGTGAATTTCAACTCAGGATAAAGGAATTGAAGTGTTTCCGTAACAATGGAAAAGGAACGACCCCGTTTGCCGAAATCCGTGTCTCCTGGAATCCCTGAGGTGATAATTCCCACCACGATATGGGATGTGATATCGAGGACGGGGCCGCCGCTGAACCCTGGCGCTACTTCAAAAGAGGAGAGTTGTAAAAAGGCATACCCCTTGATGTTGTGAATGACCCTGTAGGTCTTCCCCTGGGCGGTCTGCGCGGGGATGTCCCCTGTTTGCGGATATCCCAGGCTTTCGAACTCGCGGTTTTCGGCGCTTCCAGAGGGTGCTACGAGCAAAGGAGCCACACCTTCAGGCAGCGACAGCGGACGCAGCACAGCCAGGTCACGCTCGGAGTCATCGACGAGGACTTCGGCACAGGTGATCCCTTGCTGGCCGTAGAAAAGCAATTCGACCTGGCCCGCTCCGTTACGGCGCGCATTCTGGAGGACATGCGAGCAGGTGACCATGACCCCGCCCTGGACCAGGAAGGTAGTGCCCCGAAAGGGCAGTGACGGACTTGGGTCTTTGGCGAGGACGCCTGCAACGCTGTTACGGGGATCAAAGGTCATGAGGATTTCCTTTAAAAATCCTATCCTGTTTTGCTTTATCGGCCATCTGCCTTGGACCGCCAATGACTGGATCTAAATCTTCGATCAAGATGATTGACTTCTTCAGCGACGGCCTTTCGGTCATTTTAAGTAAATTTGATCTTAGCCAACGAGAGTAGGCTGACACTGTTGTTCTTAGTTGTCAACATTTAATACGTCTTTATTGTTTTCTTTAAAGTAACGGCCTTCGGCTAATGAAGTAATTGAAAATTGTGGGCGTCCCTGCTCGTCAAGTTCTCTGTTTACAAGGTTGTTTTGTTTTAAGATCTTTCCTCTTTTTCCAACTAATTGATATGAACAATCTAACTCAGCTGCAATTTGTCTGGCATAAAGTGGCTCTTTTTCTGTAGCCAAGGTTTGAAGTATTTCTAATTCCGTCTTAGGTAATAAAAGTTCGGGCTTTAAATTTTGAATAACACTTTCATATTTTTTTGATAAATTGATTACTATACATAACCCGTTTTTGCATTTGGGGCATTGCATACCATAAAGTTGTAAAGCGGGTACCATTTCGATGTCAAATTTCTCGTTGCAATTTTCGCACACTACTTCTTGATTGTCTTTCATGTAATCCACCAGAATAGAACTATAGTCAAATACCCTTTCTACAAAATAAAGACGAAATTCACGTTGACCTCGAGGTCTGCCATATTCAAGATTGTATTTTTGGCAGAGCCCATAGTTAAGGGAAAACACAGTTACCTTGCGCCCATCCCTATCACTCATTTCAAAGTATTTTGTAAGGAAAAAATTTAATTCTAATGTTGAAAGCAATGCCTCCAAATTAGCTAAAACGTGAAAATGACTGGTTGGTGGAGTACCTGTTGTTTCACTTATCTTGATCATTACCTTTGAACCGCGGTGGCTTTTTAATTCGCGAGATCGATTGACCACAGTTTCTAATAGCTCTTTTAGACTATAAACTGAAGACCGCTCATCAAAGGTCTGATGAAGGAATTTGTTCATAGAAAAATAGGGCTCAATTTTATCTTCATAATATTTTTGGGCTGCATCGCGTATTGATCTGCTTCCTATAGTTCGACCATAAATTAGCTGAGATTCATACAGGTAAAACAATATGTACCCTAGATTTCGAGGGTTTGCCATAGTGGCATAAAACAGCAAACGCCATAAATCATCGTTTTGGTTTTGAGTAAAAAATATCTCAGGTTTTTTTCCACAATAGTGATTAATTCGACGCTCGATTATTCTTCTTGTGAAATCTACAGCCTTATCTTCCATGGTGGAAACATCATTTCCACCATACATCTTATAGGTATCAAGCGAGATCTCATCAATTTTTGTTTTGTCAATTTCCCCGTAATATACTCTTCCTGGGTAGGCCGCTATCTTAAATTTGATAAGCTCTTCAGACCAGTTGTTAAGCGGCGCCAATAGTGTGTCGACCACAATTTTCATTGCATCTTCGGGAAGTTCGGAAAAATCATCAATAAATATGTATAACCGTTTGATGTTAATGGTTTCAAGTAATTTTTTTAACTTTAGAAGCAGTTCTTTAATATCGAGAACGCGCATGAGAATGTCAGAGTAATTCTGTTCATTTCCTTGCTTGACGGTCGTCGTGTTCGATATAGTAAGGCCTGCACTTATCTCAGGATTACTACTTACTTTTCCTGTAAGGTTACCCTCCAGACCTTTAGATTGCTCTTTTTCTAATGATTCCTGGAGTTTGACTTTCTTTAATCCAAGTATGCTCATGAATCGATCATCATTATCATCATTTATTAGGTCATCAAGATCTTTGAATAACTCATCAAGAGTTAGAGGACCAAATAAATTTAGTTTTAAATTTTCCCAAATTGAACTTTTTACTCGTTTTTTTAGTTCGTTTTGAATATCTAATACAACCTCTTTTAAGAATGCTTTGTAGAGTAAAAGCTTATGTAAAGTTTCTTCTGGAAGAATATTAGGAGCAATCTCTTGTGCCTTACTTAATAAATTTGAATCCACAGTAGAGGACTCGTAAAGAGTCTTTATGTCAATGTAAACAGAAAGAAAGGACGAATTCTTTCTTAACTCGTGCTGAGCTCTTTGGAAAACAGTAGATTTTCCTGTACCTTTTCTCCCAATGATAAATGTTGTATTAGGCTTTATAGTAGTTTGCAGCACATGATTGTTAGGAAGTGGGTCCACATAAAGTTTTTCAATTAAATTATTGCCACTATCCTCATCTTGTAATTCAGCTCGGCGATAAAGCTTCAAAGATTGAGCAGCTTCATGAAAAGCATTGAGTTGTGCTGAGGTCAAAAGTGGTTTTTGCATGATTTTTAGTTTTGCACCTTTCTGAATTATTTACCTGACGAAGCTGTGCTGTTTACGAACATATTTTGGGTTTTCAATAGACAATTGCGAATCTAGTCGGGATCGAAAGACAAGGAGTAATTCCTATGGTAGATATTCGGCCAGATTATTGAAGAATCTTTGCATCTATCTGGGCTTCAACTTTTCGCCCTTTTTCATCTACCTTGATCGCCAAAAGGAAGAGGGCCTTTTTATCGCTTTTCTCTTCCCATTTTTCGCCGATGTTCTTCTTTTCCTGTGAACCATCAATTAAATGTGCGCCTTTGTATTCGATGACAAAGATGCGCCCGTCGTTGAGCATGGCCACAAAGTCGGGGTAAAAGAAGTGCCCATTCGAGAGCGGAAGGCGGAAGGCCCAGGTTTCCTGGACAAGGTTCCGCACCCAGTATTTGACGTGTTCATTCTGGTCGATGCTCTTGGCGCACTCCAACTCTTCTGTGTCGAGTTCAGCGATGGTATTGCCGTAGTAGTGTTTGTTGAATTGATAGCTGCCCTGATAAAAAGCGTTGGCGGGGTAGCTCTTGGGGTCGAATATGAAGGCGTAATCGTAGGTGGTTTGAGCGGTGGTGGTGTCACCAAATAATAAGGCTTGATAGTTTTTCTGGCTGTCTGTCACTTGATGATCTTTTACTTTTTTGGCAATTGCTTTTAGCAATTGAAAGCGCCCTCGGACCAGCGTGACGAGGGATATTTTGCGCTTCTCCAGCAATTGCTTTAATATCCTGCGTGTGAATTCAAGCAGGTCTTCAGCGCGAATATTGGGTTGACGCAAGCGTGGCTCCAGCCAGCGCGAGAGTTGCAGGTCGGTCAGGCCGCTTTCGGTGTCGCTAAAATCAAGCGGGAGTTGTTTACCTAAAAATTTATAGGTGAGTTTTTCACCTTGGATATCGAACTCGTAGCTGGTGGCTTTCTCTTCGACGGTAAAGTCTATTTCGGTGAGTTCGGCGGGGTAGTCGAGGAGCTTCCATAGGTGGTCGTCCAAAACGTACTCTGCAAGTTCGGGTTCCCCATCCACCTGAAGGCTTAGTTGGGGAACGACAAAAGGCTCACCGCGTTCGGCAGGGGAGAGCGGGCGTTTTGGATGCTGGCGGTATAGTACTATGGTTTCACTGACTCTGAGACGATCCTGTTCCTGCACAGAGGCGATGATCTTCTTTTCCAGTTCAGGGGTGACTTCTCCAGAGACGCGCAGAAGCAGACGATCATCCTGACCCGTTTCGATCTTTAATTGTGCGCGTTCCACCAGATTAAACTTTGAAAGGTCGGGTTCTTCGGTGAGGAGGAAGACGACGGGTTCCTGCGATTTGAAGGTGATGGGGGAATCATCCATAAAAGTAGCTTGTGCCTGTGTGTATTGTTGGGCTTCCAGCTTGTCGAAGCCCATGTCCACCAGGCAATCTTCCATCTGTTCGGCAGCTTGTGTCCAACTGGTGGAGGAAACATGGGCATAGGCGCGATTCAACTCGGTGTGGACACGTTCGCGGGCATAGGGCATGCGCAGCACGCGACCCAGCAATTGCTCGACATCCTTCTTTGAATGGACGGTGGCTACCGAGCAGAAGACATAGGCGAAGGAGCAATCCCAGCCTTCCTTCAAGGCTTCCATCGTGATGATGGCTTCGATCTTGTTGGCGGGGTCGAAGAGATTCACTCCGTCCAGTTCGCGCTGTATGCCTGTGGCAATGGCAATTTGACTGCGAGACAGGCCGCAAGTTTCCATCAAAAACTTTTCCACCACATCCACGGTCACTTCATGGCCTTTGTCTTCAGCCTGAATGAGCACAATCGGGCGCAGGAAATCGGGTTCTTTTGCGGCAATTTCAGCCAACTTGTTGCGCGTGAGAATAGCGTCCTGAACGGCTTGTTCCCAAGTCTGATGTTCGGTCAGGACGATGGGCAGCTTGATCATTTGCTCGTGCCTGAGCTGTGAGGCAGAGACGTTATACAGAATGTTGCTGCTATCGGTGGGGGTGGCGGTGAATTCAAAGACACATTCAGGTTGAATGCGGGTAAAGACTTCGTGCATTAATTTGGTGCCAGCGTTGTGAGCCTCGTCCACGATGACCAGTGGACGGTGCAGGGTTAACAAGTTGCGGAAGGAAAACCTGGGCTTGCCCTTGTCTGTGCCTTCATCGATGGGTTCCAAATTGTCGATGTCTGCGGGCAGGTTTACGAAATGCGGCTCCAGATATTCATTGTGGGCATAGACCTTGCGGCCTTCGGTGTCTTTGACCTTCAGGCTGGCGAAGGTACCAACAAAGACGCAGGCGTGGTCGCGCAAATCCTGCGGGCGGATCTGGGTGAACTCGCTGATATCCAACACTTTGACATGGCCCTTGAAGGCAGCCATCAGGGCTTCACGGTTGGGATGGTTGGGGGATTTGAGGGTTTCGAGTGTTTGCTCGCGGATTATCTTGGTGGGGACCAGCCACAGGATGAGTGGGTACTCATCATCCAGGTACATACCTGCCGCAATGGACGCGCTGCGGGCGGCCATGTAGGTCTTGCCACCGCCTGTTGGGATACGCAGACAGATGTACGGTGTTTCAGGCAGGGGCTTTAGCGGCTTGTATGCGCGAGGCTGTTCGTTCGCTTGGGTGATGCTCTCGAAAGCGGATTTTGCCCCCCGCACGCGCGCGGCTTCGAGATAGTTCTTCAAGATATCTAAAGCGGTTTCCTGATATTCTTTGCGTTGAAAGGACATGTCAGCGTGCCTTTATGTCGTAGGGAACCTGTTTGAAGTTGATGTTTTCGCGGGTCAGCCGTTGAGAGCCAAAGGTGGTCAGCTCGCCATAGATCACCTTGGAGCCCTGATGCGGGGGCAGGCTGGCAAGGATTTTGCCTGTCAGCACATTGCCGCCATCTTTGGCCTTATCGCCCAGGATGCCGTTGTAGAGAAGGTAATAGGCGGTGCCGTTGTGGATCCCAAGCAGGGGGGAAGGCTGTTTGCCTTTGAAGCCGAGCGGGGTATGGGTTTCAGTAAACCAGATATGTGCAGCCAATGGATGGAATTTGACCACTGGGTTGATCTGACCTTCTTCGTTGAAGATGGTTTCGCCGAGACGATAGAAGTGAAAGCCACCGCCACCCTGCCAGCCTACTTCTTGACTGATGCCGCCCTGCTCACCTTCAATGACTTTCTTCAATCGTGGGGTGCAATGCGTAATAGCGTGTTCGCCCATTTCAATGCCGATATACCGCCTGCCCATTTTGTGAGCAACGGCAGCAGTTGTGCCTGAGCCGAGAAAGGAGTCAAGGACAAGATCATTTAGTTTTGTAGATATATACAATATTCGATGTAAGAGTCTTTCAGGCTTTGGTGTATCGAAAGCATTATTAGCACCAAAAAGTTCGTTTATTTCTTTTTTTGCTTCTTGGTTATGGCCAACTTCATTGTTTGACCACCAAGTCCACGAACTTACGCCTTCGCTTTCAAACAAGTACGTCTTTACTCTTGGTCGCCCATTTTTATCTTTTCCATACCACATCCTGCCTTCGGCTACTAATTTGTTGTATTCGCTTTCAATGTTGCTCCAACAACGTCCTAAAGGCGGTTCATATACAGTGCCGCCTGGCGTTGTTAATTTGTACATTTGATTTGGTCGCCAACCTTGTGCCGTAAAGTCTGTTGAAACCCATGGGCCACGAGAGTCGTTGTCTGGGTTTTTATAGCCTTTTTTCTGTTCCTCAGTCAAAGGCATTTTATTAAAGCTAATATTATCGGCATTTTTTGCATAAACAATAATGTAGTCATGAGCTGCGCCTAGCTGAATTCTTGCGTCAGGTGAAGTTCTTTTTTGCCAAACAACATTAGCAATAAAATTCTTGCGATGAAATATCTCGTCTAATAAAATCCTAATATAAGGCTCTTCATTATCATCCATAGAAATCCAAATTGAGCCATTATCTGCTAGAAGATCGCGTAGTATTTCAAGGCGCGGGTACATTAGACTCAACCATGTAGAATGTTCCAGATTATCGTCATAATATTCAAAGGCGCTTTGGGTATTGTAGGGTGGGTCAATGTAAATGCACTTCACCTGTCCCGCGTAGTATGGCAATAAGGCTTTCAAGGCTTCGAGGTTGTCGCCTTGAATGAGCATGTTCTCGGTGTTCGGGTCGCCAGCCGAAATTGCCTCATCCGCTTCGAGCAGGCGATAGGGTACGCGGCTGGAGGTCTTGCGCGCTTCTTCGTCATTAAGCCAGTGCAAAATGGGCATGTATTTTTCATCTTCCTGGAGATGTTTTTATCTTATTCGCTTCCAAAAAAATATCTTTACAGTTCTAGTCCTACACCAAACCCAATATTTCAGTCGTAAATCTTCAGTATGGATAATAGGTAACCCGATCATCACGTTTGTAAGGAATACTAGAATTCCCAAAACGAATTTGAAAATGTTGATACTCTGTCCCTCACCTGGATTTTCACAAACTTTGAAAGGCAAGGATTATCAGAAAACCAACGATATTGAAAATGCCTAACATGATCATGCGACGGACGAATACCTTGTTTGGGACCATTTTCAACGCTGACCAGGCTCCCAGCGCCAGGGGAGACACTGTTACCCAGATGATCCAACCGAGAAAAAAGGGGTTAGACACTGTAAACATTTAATCTCACCCAGTGAGCTAGATAAACGCGCTTCGGCGGTCTCAGCATCAATATCGTGAGCGTGGTGAACATGAAGGAACTGGCCAGCAACGCAAAGAGCTGAATGGGATGTGGAGGAAAGACCCGCAGGAGGGAGAGATAGCTCCCCAGAAAGACCAGCGGGGGGAAAAAGTATAACTCCCGATAATAGGCCCACTTAAAGAACCTGATGGCATGTTGATGGAACGAACGCCTGCCACACAGAAATAACACTACCAATAAGACAATAATGACGCGGGTTTCAGATGCGTCATATATAGCTTTTCGAAGCTTCTCTTTCACGATCTTCCACTGATTCTCACTTCACAGGTTTTGTACTGGGATTCTTTTTATAGAAATCGTTGCGCTGTTCCAGTAGAGTAATGGCGAGTTCTATATCACTATCGGGCAGACCTTCCGAGGCATGCAATAAAGCGCGGCGGGCGGGGGAGAGATCAGCCTTCGGGGGAAGAATTCCTAATTTCTCAAAGACAAAGTCAACCGGTAAATTTAATGCTTTTGCAATCGCGCGTGCGGTTGTTTCCCCCGCATTCCTTTTTTGATTGATGATATTGCTTATTACAGCCGAATCAAGGTTCGACTCACGAACCAGGTCGGCCTGTTTCCACTTGCGTTTGGCAAGTTCATCTTTTAGCCAATCAGCTGGGGATGCGGCATTGTTGTCCATAGATAGCTAAAATTTACTTTTTAGAATACTATCTTGGGATAGTAATTAGTTGACAATTTGTCATAATTGATTATAATGCTATCTGTAGATAGCAAAACACAAGTTTGTGAAGGAGTAACAAATGCCGAAGAAATACAAGAACGTCCCTGTGGATATGGAGACCTACGAACGGCTGCAGGTGGTCTGCCAGCGCAACCAACGCAAGCAGGGCGCGCAGGTCAGGTTCTGGGTCGATACGGAATTGGGCAGGCTCGAACTGCTGCCCGTTCTGCCCAAGGGGGAAGTGAAAGCAAAGAATCCCAAACCCGTCAAAGTCGCTGCATAAGGAAGTGTGCATGAAAACCCTGATCGATCTACGAACCCTGGCCGAGGTTCAGGAGGCCGCTCCGCGCGTGACCAAGGTGTCGCTGGATATGGCCATGGTCGTGCTCCGCGCGATGGAGGCCTTCGCCGAGCAGAACCCCGCCCAGATCGATATCCGCGGCGCGCGCTACTGGCAGACCCGCTTCCAACATTTGCGCGACCTGACGGGCTTGTCCATCACCGAAGTGGCGGTGGGGCAGGCGCTGAAAGCGATGGGCTTCGAACGCTGGCGCAGGTTCGACGGCATGTACGTGGCCTGGAGCCAGGCCCAGATCGACATCCTCAAACGGCACCTGATGCTGGAATGAACGTCGAGCGCAACGGGTTCCCGTTCTGCCCCGGTGAAGGGACGGCTTCACGGGACTTCGCAGGTCCATTGCGCTCGAGGACGGGCGGCGCTGGGCAGGCGCCTGGTGCGCCCAAAGTATAGAACCCTTCCTTTCCCTTGTGTAGTTTTTCCGAAGGAACACGAATGACCCCACAAACCGAACTCATCCCCTGGCGCGTCGCTCCCAGCCTGCACTGGACTGAAGATTTCGCCGCCTGGCTGCATGCGCACGACCGCAGGCCCAAGACCATCTCTGCCTATTTGCAGGACCTGCGCCACTTTGGGTGCTACTTCGAGCAGGTCAACGGCCTGGCCTTCACGCCCAGCCACCTCAACGCCATCGACGTTAAGGCCTACTTCGCCGCGCAGGACGCCGATAAACAGGTGGCCGCCACCTCCCGCAATCGGCGATTGGCCAGCCTGCGGGTGCTGGTGGGGTGGGCGGTGGAAGCGGACATGCTCGAATACGACCCGACCGTCAGCGTCAAGCGCCAGGAAGTCGAACTGGCCCCACGCGACCGCACCAACGCGGAAATGGCGCGCCTGGAGGAGGTCGTGCGCAATGGGCTGCACATCCGCTGCGCAGGCCACGGCCATGCCTGGCTGGCTGGCAGGGACCGCATCATGTGGGCGCTCTTCAAGAAAACAGGCCTGCGCATTCACGAGATTGCGGCGCTGCGCATCGATGACCTGGACTTCGATGCCAATGAGATCCATGTGCTGGGCAAAGGCGGCAGGAAGGCCATGGTCACCATCAGTTCCGACTTGCGGGATCTGCTGGTGCATTGGGCGGCGCTGAACCCGTCGGCGGAGACGCTGGTTTGCGGCTTGAATGGACGGGCGCTGACGACAGGTCAAATCCGTAGGCGCATCCAGATGATTGGCGAGGCGGCAGGCATCCACGATCTCAGGCCCCATGACCTGCGCCACACCTACGCATACCAATTCAAAGAACAACTGATGGACAGGGGATTGGATGAGAGCAAGGCCAAAGACGCGGTCCGCAGGCAATTAAGGCATAGCGACGAACGAACCACCCAATTATATTTCCGCGCGCGCCAGAGTGAGATCCGCGCCGCGGTGGAGGCGATGTAAGCATGGAAAAGACCCCGCAAGAAATCCAGGCATTGAAAGACAACTGGCTCGCCGATCCCATCTGGGATATCGAGCACACCGAGGGCTTCGAAGAGTACGCGCCCGAACTGAAGGCCTTCCGCGAAGAGTGGGAAATCAAATGGGCCGCAGACGAGGAGGAACGGATCAAGCTGACCTTCAAGTACCAGGCGCAGCAGATTCTCAACGCGCTCGACGGGCTTCCAGCCGGGGCGGACCCTGTGGCCAGGATCGCCAACCTGCAAGTGCGCGCCACCTTGCTGCTGGCCGAGCAGGTCCATCACGTGGCGGAGGGTCTCGATGATCTGGTGTCCAACAATGAGCAGGAATTCGCGATGTTCCTGCATAACTTCAAGTGATCGTGAATGCCCCGCAAACTGCAGCTGGAGGTCAAGGTCGAGATCCGCTGCCTGCCCATGCCTCCCGGACATGCAGCGGCCAGGCGCGCGGCTCTGCTGCTGCTTGCACGCTGGGTCCTGGAAGACCTGGCTTTGCACCCCGAGGAGAACGACCAAGAAGGACTTTTATTCGATGACCGCATATTACAGGAAGCAGTTTCTGAAAAAGCATGAGATGCACAGCTTGTGCATTCTCATCGTAGTAGACGCCATCAAAGACTTGAACTGGGAGGAAGAAACATGCCTGGGAAACAGGGTGTGCAGGTGCGTAAGGTGCGCGCCGAGTTGGATGGCGTGACCCTGGCTCTGGTGGACTGGCAGGAGGCCGAATCGTTCGTGCGTTTGCGCATCGAGCAGGCCATCCGACGGGCAGGTTTGGGCGATCTGCTCGCCCCTGCATTGGAGGACCTGGACCGCATGGGCAAATCGGTCCAGGAAGCCAAGTCGCAGGTCAGCGCCGCGGTCAGGCGGTTGGAGTGAGCGCGCGCATGGTGTTCAAGGCAGTAGCAGACAGAATCGCGAAGTTCCCGTTTTGGGTGCGGTGCGCGGCGCGGCTGCGCTCCCCCCAAAAAACGGGCTCGCGGGGCGGGAATTCGTGCCACATAACATGGAGTTATGTTGCACGAACGGGGCCAGGGGGGAGGGGTGAATTCCCAGCGGCCTCGGGCCAGGCCTATGTCTTGCCGCCTCGAAAATTTTTAGCAGGTTTGTAGAAACGGCCTGTACGCAGGCCGCGAATTCAAAGTTCGGACGGGAACGAATGACAATTATTGACGACATCAAAGCGCGAGTCGATCTTGTGGATCTGATCCAGCAGGACGCTGGGGTGAAGCTGCGCCGCTCGGGCAAGAACTGGACGGGCTTTTGTCCCTTCCACACCAACACGCACACCCCCGCGTTGATCGTTTTTCCAGACACGGGCACCTGGCACTGCTTCGGTGTCTGCAACGAAGGCGGCACGGTCATCGATTGGGTGCTGAAAAAGAACCCTTCCTTCGATATGAAGGAAGCCATCGAGAACCTGGCCGAAAGGGCAAACATCCCGCTCAACGGCCAGTTGGACCGGCCCGACCTCAAGCAGCGCCTGGCCCTGCACGCGCGCGAAACCGTGCTGCAGATCGCGGCCAGGCTGTTCGCCAAATGGCTGAAGGAGGATCCCGAGGCTCTGGCCTACGCTCATTCCCGCGGCTGGAGCGATGAGACCATCGCGGCCTCGCGCCTCGGTTTCAGCGGGCGGGCTGCTGCTGCTCAGGTGGCTGAGATGAAGGGCGAATTCGACCTGCACGGCATTCCGCACGACTCGCCCGACGCGGCCCTGATCCTGGGCTACAGGGGCGACGTGGCGGCCTGGGCGCAAAAGCACGGCCTGGAACCGCGCGGCTTCAAGGAACGCAGCGTCCACGGCATGATGGGCGCGCCAGGCCTGGTGTACGCGCACAAACTCAACGGGCGCATCGTATACCTCTCGCGCAGGCAGCTGCCCGGGCATGACGTAGTCCATCGCGACGGCCAGGCCAGCGAGTGGAAATCCTTCAACCCCTACGAGCAACTGGCAGGCGAGAAGGTGCCGTTTTTCAATCACATGCACCTGCGCGACCGCTCACGAATCGTGATCGTGGAAGGCCAGGGGGATGCCATCACACTCGGCCAGTGGGGCATCCCCGCCATGGCCTTGTGCGGATCCGCATGGAAGAACCTGGACGAATACATCGAGATGCTGACCGCCAAAGGCAAGTACGAGACCATCTACTTTGCCACCGATGCAGACACCCCAGGCGAGGCGGTGGTGACGGGCTCGGGTCGGGATGAAGGCAAATTTCCGCTGACTGCTGCTTTCGGGCCCATGCTCTGGGTGGCGCGCTGGCCCAAGTTCAAGTGGACGCGGCCCGATGGCAAGGAGAAAGTCTCGAAAGACCCCAACGACCTGGCCATGTACCACCTCAACCAAAAAGTCGACCCGCAATTGCAGAAGGCCAACGTCCAGGCGGTCTTCGACCAGGCCGCGCCCATCGTGCTGCTGGCTGCCCAGTATGCGGGCCGCAAACAGGGTGCGGAGCGCGAGAAGGTGCTGGAGATCGTCCTGCCGCTGATCGCCAGGATGCCCACCAACACCCGAAATGACTGGCGCTTGAAGCTGGCCAAGGCCATCTACCCCGAGGACCTGTTCCCCGAGTACAAGGGCGCGCCGCTGCGCCCGTTCGAGAAGCTGATCGGCGCGGAGCTCAAGGCCAGGGATGACGATGACAAGCCCGTCGAGGTCGAGGAGACGATGGGCGGATGGTACGCGGTGAACGAAGACGGGTCCGAGGGCTATCTGCTGGAGATGTGCTACGACAAACGCAATGGCAAGGCCAAGTTCGCCTACGCCCACATCTGGCTCAAGCAACGGGAAGGCTCGGTGACCCTGACCTCGGACCGCGAGATCGGCACCGCCAACTTCCTGGACCTCAACGGCAAGCGCCTCACGCCCATGATTGATGACAACGTCCGCTATGGCACGGTGCGCCTGCCCAGCGACCTGGGCGCGAAGAAACCCATCCGCCAACTGCTGGCCGAGATCCGCCTCTTCATCACGCGCTACTTCCTGCTGGACGTGGACATCCACATCATCCAATCCTCCCTGTATGCGCTCTTCACCTGGGTCTACGACTGTTTTCCCTACCTGCCATACCTGCGGGCGCGCGGGGCCCCGGGCGCGGGCAAGTCGGAGCTGATGCTGCTGGTGGGCAAGATCTGCTACCGCATGATGACCACCGCAGGCCTGACCAGCATCGCGGGCTTCAAGGGCATGGCCCACATCTACAAGGGCACGCTCTTCATCGATGAGGTCGACTCGTTGGGCACCAGCAGCAAGGAAGACCGCGGCGAACTGCGCGCGCTGCTCAACGTGCGGGCCATGCGCGAACAGGCGCGCATCGTGACCATGATGGACGTGCTGAAACCTGACGGCACGCACACCTTCCGCCCGACCACCACCTTCGTCTTTGGCCCGACCCTGCTGACGATGTACGGCGCTTTCAAGGATCCCGCCACCGAGAGCCGCTGCCTGAGCTTTGATTTATACAAACGCGACGTGCGCGACCTGCTCAATCACCAGCCTCCCATCGAACCAGGGGTGATCCCGCCCGAACAGGAGATCGAGGCCCTGGCCCTGGCCAACGACCTGTTGTACTTCCGCCTGATGACCTGGATGCCGCGCATCGAAGTGGATGCCAGGGTAAGGCTGACCGACGTGCGCGTGAGCGCGCGCATGAACCAGGTCATGCGTCCGCTCAAGGTGCTGGCCTACCTGCAGGAAGACAAGGAACTGATGGACGACCTGGACATGGTGGCCGAGATCAACTTCGAAGAGGAGATGAATCGCACCAAGGCCAGTTTCGAGGCGCACATCTTCCGCACCATCGTGGAACTGGACGAGGATCCCGACTTCGTCCGATACGTGCAGACGGGAAAGCTCGGCAAGTATGGAGTGGTGCGCTACGTGCTGGCCAAGGATGTGGCCCTGCTGGTGAACGAGCGCATGGATGCCGAGAACTACTCGGACCCGAGCGCCAAGAAGGATAAGGAAGGCGTGACCTCCCAGACGGTGACCGGCCTATGCCGCGACATGTTCCGCCTGCCCGTGGAGCGCGCGGGCTCGCGCGGCGGCGGCAATGCCATCGCCCTGGACAAGGAGAAGATTGCCGCGGGCAAGTTCCGCTTTGGAATGACCGCCACCGAGGAAAAGGCCCCCGAGCCGGAACAACTGGAGATGAACCCATGAAACATGAAGGCATGAAGCGTATGAAGGCGATCTGGCGCGGTACGGCAAAACTTTGTTTTGTACGGTCCGGGCTCTACAAAACAAATTTTACAGGGGCCTATTTCCCGAAATCGCTTCATAAAATCTCATAACCTTCATGACGTCTCCAGTTGTCTGACAGGCAGAGTTCAAAATATGAAGGTTATGAAGATTTATGAAACCAGGTCATTTAAAGGATTTTATTTGCCCTGTATGGAAAGAGGGGCTCGCGCCCCGAAAAACATGAAGAGGTCATGAAGGAATATGAAGGCGGCTTCATGGCCGAGCCTGGAAAGGTGAAGAGATGGTTGACTTAATTGGCTGTTTGCTCGCTGCGGGCCTGCTGGTCTGGGCGGCGGTGGAGATCGGTGGGCTGGGGCGGAGCAGGGGAAAGACCCCGCGGACCGCGCCACAAGCCAGGACGGAGGCTCCCAGGAGTCCCGAGAACTTGGCTTTCGAAGAGCATCAAGACTGGCTCGCCCGTCACGGTGTGAAGGCTGATCGGGCGCGCGAAGGCCAGCACACAATCTGGTGGGACGCCTGCGACCAGGCTCATGAAGGCGTGGAGTATATCAGCGACACGCTCGGAACCATTACCCGTGAGCACGCAGCGGACCCCGAGACGGGCAAGTATCACTGGGTATAGGAGGAAGACATGAACAACCTGCGTCCGATTTGGCTCGGTGTGCTGGCTGTGGTGCTGCTGGTGTCAGCCTGGAGCGTGCAGACCTTCCTGGCCGTGACTTATCCAGGCCTGGATCCGCTGGTCTATTGCCTGTATGGCGTGGCGGTCCCCGTGCTTCTGGGCATGCTCCTGGATGGCTGGCTGCAAGTCCGCGAGCGCGCCACCGACATCTTCCAGGCGCGCCAGCGGGCGCTGGCCATCACCTCCATGGGCCAACTGCTGGAAGCTGCCAAGGGGGTGCATCCCGAGGTGCTCAACCAGTTGTTCCGCGACCGCGCGCGCCGCTGGGGACTGGTGAGCGGCACGAAGAGTCGCGACAAGAGCCCGTACTCGGTCCTGATCGCCCGTCCCCAGGTCACCGATCGCTTCCTGGCGCACGTGCTGAAGGTGAGCAACGAGACCACCATCATGTCCAAGCGCATGCTGAGCGATGGAGACAAGCGCTTCGACCCGCAGGGCATAGTCACCGCCTACGAGATGTACGACGCCCTGCACAGCCTGCTGGAAGCGGAAATGAAGCTCACGCGTCCCTACGGCCCGAACAAGCCTGGCTACTGGCTGAACGACTGGACCCCAGAGAGCGTGGCGGCAGACTTCGGCCTCAACCTGGACGACTACGAGTACGGCGTGACGGTGTCTGACCTGGGTCAAACACCCGAGAATGTTCAAGCTGCGCTGCGGGACCTAACCCCGCTGGCGAATCAATAATTCAAAGGAGTGTATGCAATGTCAATCAAGATCGGTCTGGACCTGGGACAAAGTGCGGTGAAGATGGTGGGATCGAAGGGAAGCGTGATCTTCCCCAGCCTGGCTGCCCTGAGGGGAACATCCAACGTGGTGAGCCTGACCAGTAGGCGCAAGAAGAATGCCCCCATGCTGGTGGACGACCTGTACGTGGGTCACAACGCCCACCGCGACGGCATCCCGCTCGAGAACTTCTCCTTCGACCGTCTGGCCGGTGTCACGCCTGAAATGCGCGCCATCCTGCACGGCACGCTGACCGAATACCAGCACAAATTTGGTCCCTTCGGAGAGGATGTGCAGATGGTGGTGGGGCTGCCTATGCAGATGCTGTTCGGCGATGAGAAGGTGGTGGAGAAGTACAAGAGCGGCGTCAAGCACTGGATCGGTGGAAATCACCAGTGGACCGCGGATGGCGAACCCTTCACCCTGGATGTGACCCGTGTCGACCTGGCCCCGCAGGCGCTGGGAGCGCTCTTCGACTATGGCCTCTCGATGGAGGGTCTCCCCAACGGCAGGGAAGGCGGAGAAGCCATGAAGCGTGAGTGCGCCATGATCTCCATCGGCTCGAACACGGTGGAACTGCAGGTCACCAAACGCAATGATGACACCTTCCGCTTCAATGGCGGCAAACCCATCGGCGTGCGCTGGCTGCACAACCAGGTCGATCCCAATACCATGTGGACCTTCGGCGAGTTCGATCAGTTGTTGCGGGCAGGTGAGTTGCCCGAGGAGATCGAGATTGAATCCTTCCTGGGAGCCTGGGCGACACAGGTGTTGGACTTCGTCAACAAGAAATGGAATGACGCCTTCCCCCGCTTCCACAGGATCTTCGTGGTGGGCGGTGGCTCGCTCCTCCTCAGACCGTATCTGGAAGCCAAGTTCAACAGCAAGGCGGTCTTCTTCGATGACCCGATCCTGCCGATCAGCCGCGGGCTGTACAAAAGCGCCCTGCGTGTGCGATAGAACCCAATCTCCCTCCAGATTGAATAAAAAAGATCTGGAGGGAGACGAAAGGACAATATGGCAAGAAGAAAACACGAAATCCCCAGTGAACGCGTGCGGCTGGATGGCTTTCAGCGCATGCCCATCGCGGATCCCAGGGTACAGAAAGCCTTCGACTGGTACCTGGAGCAGAAACGCCTCAGGCGTGCCTTCCCGATGGCCTGGGCGCTGATCATCAAGGCCCTGAACGGGGAACTTGGAAGTGAGATCCAGCAGGCGGTGGAAGCGGGCGCGCAGGACACCCAGGAGGCGCTCGAGGCGTTGGACGACTTGATGGGAACCTACTTTTCATAACCGTCAAGAATTCGGCCCGATTTTTAACCGTCATCAATTCAGCGTGCGCTCGGACAGAGCACCGCACGGGCGAGAGGACAGTAGTAGGGGAGGGCGGAGCAAAAAGGAGGAGGTGATGTTGAACATGGTTAGTAGTATGCAGGATGAGTGTCATGAATGATGTGATCGAGGCGCGGCCTGGCCAACTGTACATTATTGAAGAGATCCGTAACGAGCGGATCAGCCAGGCCGTGAGCCGCGCAGTGCGGGCCTACCTGGGCCAGTTTGGGGTGGGCCCGCAGTACGTCTTCCTGCGCGGCCTGCCGAACGGTGTGGTGCTGGGCTACGTAATCCGCCACCTGGGCTGGGAGATCCTCCTGCTTCAAGCGGACTGGGTGCCCGATGGACGGGTGGCCGTGGGCGAACCTGGCACGCAGATCGGAACCCCATCGGAGCGCTTCGAGGCAGAAGAACTGCCTGCTCCGATGGTCTTACGGGTATGAAAGGAGACTTTAATGGACGGGAAGCTGGGTAGCTTGAAACCGTGGACATGCAAAAATGGCCACGTGCTGGGCATGGTTCGCAGGGATCGTGAGAAGAGCAGGGAAGGCCGAGAGTTCTGGGTCTCGCGGCTGATGCTCTTCCGCCAGGCGCAAAGCCATCTCCAGAAGGACATAGATGTGATCGCGGTGATCGAGGGCACCACGCTGGACGTGCGCTGCTCGATGCCTGACTGCGGATGCGTCCGCACCTGGTGGATGGGGGAGGATGCGCTGGAGCGGGTATTGCAGCGGACAAATATGGTGTGATTTGTTAAAACCCTGGGGAATAGTCTGCCGAACAGCAGGCTGTTTTATTGTGGGATGGGGGAGTTGGACGTATAATTCAGGCAATCGACAGGCTGGTATGCGAATGGTTTCTGGGTAACCGATCTTTATGCTGGGCTTTTCTGGTAGACGAATTCGAGTTTTTCGTTATCGATAATTTCGTATTAATCTATGGCGGCCTAAAACCCTAAATTAATTTAGGCATTAGAATCCAACAAGCATATAAGGAATTGGGACGCGAAATGGCGTCCGAAACAATTGTTGGGCGCTTAGTTAGTCATTTGCATACAAAAGAAGATAAAAAATGTCAGAAGTGAACATAGAAGATAAAGCCAATGCTCTTCAAAAAATATTACATCGATTAGAAGCACTGGGACAATTTAGTGCTAAGTTCTTAATGTACTCAACTGCAATCGGTGCAATAACAATAATTGGCGGTGTAAATTTACCGCCTGACTTAAAATTATTATTTGAAGGTATAGGTATTAATATTATTAGCTCCTTGATTGAACGGGTAGCAAAAGGGGAGGATATATCTGACGACACACTCAAATCAGAGATTAAAGATGTCGTTAATATTGAGAAAATTGAAACACTACTTACAACAAATGATTTTTTCAGAGCCGTATCCAAACTGATGAGACGCCAAGATATTGCCCTCTTCAAGTTGCAAACAGCAGAGATCAATATCGTTGAAAAACTTGATACAGCATTGAATTATCTTCGGGAAACAAGATACTTAAGTGAAAAAACAGATTTCCCATTTCCTCCATACATTGCTCATCCTTATACGCTTTCAGAGCAACATGGTTTTTTTGGGCGGCAAAAAGAAATTTCAACATTAACCAAGTGGGCTAATTCAAAACGAGAATCTTCATTACTATTTATAACAGGGCTTGGAGGGACGGGAAAAAGTGCGCTAGCGTGGAATTGGTTTAATCAAGTTCGAGATACCATTAAGTGGGATGGGATGATTTGGTGGAGTTTTTACAAAACGGATGCAAGTTTCGGAGACTTCATTGCACATAGTCTAGCATATATTAGTGGTCAGGAAATATCCGAAATAAGAAAGTTGCCTCGAGCTTCTCAAGAACAAAATCTAATTAACTACCTTAACCATAACCGATTTCTTGTTGCAATTGATGGCTTAGAACGACTAACCTTTACTTACGCCAAATCGGCACTTCCGAAAGAAAAGCTCCGTTCTCCTCACAAGCATCTTGCGCAAATGGTTGACGAACGTGATGGACACTTTTTGCTATATCTAACCAGGCTGAAACAATCTTGTATTTTGATTACGAGCAGATTATATCCTTTTGATTTGTGCGACCAACATACATTTGAAAAAATACCCAACACTCATTTTATTCTTAAAAAAATGAAAAACATGGACGCCCTTGCTTTATGGAAATCAATGGGCGTCAGCGGAAGGGAAGAGGATCTCTTTGCTTTATTCCATGCACTACACAACAATCCATTACTTATTAAAGTCTTAGCAGCTTCTATAATGAAATATCGCTCAGCCCCAGGAGATTTTGAGAAATGGGCTTTGGAAAACAAACATCTTAATCTTTATAAACATACGAGTTTGAGAGAAACAATAACTCACATTCTTGAATCGGCAAATATGGGAATTAACAAATCGCAAGGAAAAATCCTCGAAGTAATTTCTGCTTTAAGAACCCCCATTCAATACATCTTGCTTTTTGATTTAATGGTCGGAAAGAAAACACCACCTTATATTGAATATCGATGTTTTGACCATGAGGAAGACTTTCACAACGCATTGGATGATCTAGAAGAAAGAGGGTTGCTCTCATGGGACGCTGTGAACAACGTATATGACATCCACCCCCTCGTGCGCGATTTTGTTTGGTATTCATTACTAAAAAGTTCGCAAGAAAAAATTACTTCTGTCATGTTATACAGCTACTCCTTACTTAATATATTAGAGTCGCTAAACATCTCAGTTAATACTAACAATATTTCCACAAGAATTGAATTATTCTTTTTAATGATTCGACTTGGGGAATACTCACAGGCATGGGAATTATGTGCAAATAATTTTCATTCTATCTTACAAGTTGATGGAGTTAGTCACTTAAGGACTATGCTCAATTCATTGGGCAAAGTCGCGTCACGCAGAATTGCCCCATTTGATAATCCAATTAATTTCGCAAGGCTACTAGGATTATTCACTTCTATACATCTACTGAGAGGCAGTATTTCAAAGGCAAAACGGGTAGCAAAAAGCCAACTTTCAATTTTTCTTCAACAGGAACATTTTGAAGGTATCATTAGAAGTCAATTACAGTTAGCAATGCTTTTAGCTCTCTCAGGAGAATTTAAACAATCAGAAATGCTAGCAATTGACGCTTTCAGATGGAGCCAAAGACATTTTGATTACAATCTTTTAGGTTGGAGTCAATTAACCATAGGGCTAATAGGGCTATTAGCGGGTGACGAAGAAAACTCTATCAAAACAATACAAAATGGCACTGCGTGGATAGCCTTAAAGAGTAAAATTTCCTGGGAAAGAGAAATTGCCTTATTTGTTCGTGCCCTCGTTTCTTCCCATACAGAGACTTTACCTGTTGAATTTAGTCAAAAAGGAAAATTGTATAGTTTAATATTGTTTATCATGCAAGGAGAACTTGCATTGACAGATAATAAATTAGATGATGCACAAACTTTCATAACGAACGCATTATTTTCTGCAAGAAGAACGGAATTCACTCTTTATGAGCTTATTAGTTTGTACATGCAAACTGAGATAGCAATCAAGCAAGGTGACACAGATCTGTTTCGCAGGCTGGCAGTCAATCTGCTAAATCATCCAAATATCTATGATTTAAGATTTATTCAAGCAGATTTGCTGAACAATCTTGCCGAATTAGAACAAAAAGAAGGTAATAATCCTGAGGCGATAGGATATGCAATTAAAGCATATGAAATTTCTTCTTCAGAAGGGAATTCTCCATTCTTTTTAAAGGAACTGGAAAGAGCAGCAACTATTATCCGTAAATCCGATGGCGAGATTCCAGAAAAACTAATATCAAAACCATCGAAAGAAAAAATAGTCATAGATCCAGATTTAGGAGAGTTGCTCAAAATTATGTGAAAATTAAGCAAAAACGCCCAACAAAGCGTCCTCAGAAACCGTCCCACCCCAAGCGCCCCGGATGACACATTCCGGGGTGCTTTTTGGGGGAAGATAACGCCGATCTTCCGTTCGAAGCCCTAAAATCGCCAAAATCCTGCGGGGACTTAAATGCAAAGCAGGCGCCTTGCCGGTAGACGCCGATCGAAGGGCGTATTTCGGGGTCCGCCCCTATGCAGGTACCAGTTGATAGCCGAGCTTTGCCGCCTTCTTCTTCATGTACTTTACCTGCTGCTCTTCATACTTCTGTTGATACTCGTTCACGCTCAACGGGTCATACTCCACCTTGTACTTGAGCATCTTGTATACCGTCCGCGCGATGGCGTGCGCCGTTGCCACCGTTGCCTGCGCGGACGTGTGCTGTTCGGTGCCAGACTGAGGATGCGTCGGAGCGGTTGCTGCAGCACATAATTATAGCTAGGGTATAATTCAAGTGTAATTTATTTGATTAAAAGGAGATCGAATGCCTTCGGGAGACGCTTTAAGGAGGTTATTTAAGAGCTACAAGCAGCTTGACGCTGATGGCTTTCACGCGGCTGCTTATGAACTCATTAATGAAGAAAAGCAAAAGAAACATAATATATTAGCCCGCGACCTTCAACGAATACTTGAAAACGGGAATGGAAAGTCTGTGAATAATTATCAGATAAGCGAATTGCAACGATTGCCCAAAGATACTGAACGTGGTACGTTGTTATTTGATATAAAGACACCTACTAAGTACTTAAGTGACATTGTCCTGGATGAAAAACTTCAGCAACAGGTAGGAGAAATTATTGATGAATTTAATTATAGCGAGGTACTACTGACTCATGGAATGTCCTCACGTCGAAAATTATTGTTTGCTGGACCTCCTGGATGTGGAAAGACTTTATGCTCTCAAATAATAGCTTCGGAACTGGGATTGCCGATGCTCTACACAAGATTTGATGCTGTAATTTCTTCTTACTTGGGAGAAACTGCCAGTAATTTACGGAAGGTGTTTGATTTCGCACAATCAGGAACTTGGGTTGTTTTTTTTGATGAGTTTGATGCAATTGGAAAAAGTAGAGACGATCTTTCAGAGCATGGAGAATTGAAAAGAGTCGTCAATACATTTCTACAGTTGTTAGATGGCTTTGGGTCAGATAGCCTTTTTATAGCAGCGACTAATCATGAATCATTGCTAGATAATGCATTGTGGCGAAGATTTGATGATATTCTCTTTTTTGATAAGCCTAATCCTGAACAGATACGGAAATTGTTAAATATAAAGTTAGCCAGCTTCTCACATAAAAAATTGGATGTTGAACCCTTCCTTCAGGATATGAAGGGATGGTCGCACGCAGATGTAGAGCATGTCTGTATTGATTCTATGAAGATGGCAGTATTAAGTCAAAGAGAAGAAATAACAAATGACTTATTTAAGAAGGCTATTGAAAAACAGAAGTATCGAGATCTGTTGATTAAAAAAAGTCAGAGAAAATAAGGGAGTATCAACATGGCCGATGAGGGATTAAGACATTTATCATTACGAAAAATTGATATACAATACGAACGCAAGAAGTCAAAGAAAAAAATCCCACAACCTACTAGACCACCAAACGTAGAATATGGGAAAGAGTTAGAACTGCTTGTCCAACAAGTGGAGGAAGACTACAAAGCTTCTATGAAGGTTGCTCCTCCAGAATTTGATCCTGCCCTGATTTTTAGAATTAAACTTGACAAAACTCAGGTGCCTGATGAGCAATGGGAACGTAGCCAGTTAACGGTTCTTAGTGAGGAACCTGGTGGCTATGTAGTCCTTTTTTCCGCAGATCAGTTGGCTGAATTCAGAAGCCGGATTGAAAAATATGGAGAGGAAATTCAGCCTGATAAAAAGGGCCCCCAATATGCTTGGATTGCTTCACTCGCTACTGATATGAAGCTATGGGGAAAAGAAGACCGAATCGGTAAGAAACTATCGAAAATAGAAATTTGTCCTAATGAGAGATATTTACTAGATGTAGAACTATGGGCTTACGGGGAGAGACAAGATTGGGATAAGCGAATGAATGAGCTCAAAACCTACATAATAAATTCGGGTGGTGAGTTCTTGGATAAGTTTGTTAGCGTGACTATAAATGTAGCGCGCGTGAGAACCAATGGTGAGACTTTGGAGCATTTACTTGATGTGGGAATTGTTGAGAGAATAGATATTCCACCCCAGCCAGATATATATTTGGGGCAATTAATTAATACCCAAATAGATGACTTTAAAGCACCTATCAACCCACCTGTCAATGACGCGCCGAGTATTTGTATCATTGATAGTGGTATTGCTGTAGGACATCCACTCATTGGCCCAGCCATTGGGGATGTTTCTTCTATCCCCACTAAAATCGGTTTGGGGATAGATGATCATGGCCATGGGACGATGGTGGCTGGCGTTGCTCTTTACGGTGACGTAGAACAAGCTGTTAGCACACTTAATTTCGAACCCAACCTGTATATCTACGGTGCTAAAGTTACTAACAAAGAGGGTAAATTTGATGATGAGCGGCTGATTGTTAATCAGATGAGTGAAGCTATAAGGTATTTCTCTGAAACCTATGGATGCCGAATCTTTAATATATCCTTGGGCGATCCTTCTCATGTTTTTAGCGATGGAAGACCATCTCTTTGGGCTCAGATATTGGACACCTTAGCTGCTGAGTTGGATGTGTTGATTTTAGTTTCCGCAGGAAATTTTAACCTGCGAGAATTAAGCTCGGAAGAAGCCGAGCTTTATCAAGATCGATACCCAAAATATTTATTGGAATTGGAGGATGCGCGTATTATTGAACCAGCTACGGCAGTAAATGCCCTGACTGTTGGTTCGCTAGCCAGGTCAGAAGCTTCAAAGGCTGCCGCTAGATATCCGAATGATCCATCGATACGTATTGTTGCCGATATAAACCAACCTTCACCATTCACACGATCAGGACCTGGGGTTAATGGGTCCATAAAGCCTGATGTTTGTGATTATGGTGGAAATTCTGTTTGGAGTGGTTACCACAGAAGGATTTATTCAGATGATCCTGAAACTGGCATTATGACCATGAGTCATGAGCCTGGTGGCAGACCGTTCACTATAGGCCATGGGACTAGTTTGGCTACCCCCAAAGTAGCTTATTTAGCTGGACAGATTTTGGTACATTACCCTGGTATTAGTGCAAACCTTATTCGTGCTCTAATTGCAAATTCAGCATCAATTCCAATCGCTGTCTCTGAGCTTGGCTTAAGTTATGAAGAGCAGTTGAGGTTATGCGGATATGGTCAGCCAAATCATAATGCTGCGCTTTACTCTAATGAACATCGTGTTACTTTAACTGCAGAAGATGAAATCCCTTTGAATGGCGTACATATCTTTCAAGTGCCCATACCTGTTGAGTTTAAAGAAAGCAAGGGAAAACGGAAGGTGAGTGTGTGTTTAGCATATGATCCACCTGTCCGTTTTTCGAGGAAGGAATATCTCGGTATTAAGATGGACTATGATTTAATCCGTGGACTTTCAACTGAAGAGATCGTTAAACTTTATGCCAATGTTGACGCCGAAATGAATGAGGGTGATCAAAATGAAGAAAACGAAGAAGGAAATGATGCTTCTTCTAGTTATAAATGTAAAATGGATATAAATTGGACTTTAAGACGAAAAAATACATTACAAAAAGGCATATGGAATATAAGCAGAAGTACTTCTATAACCAATTATGCAGGTGATGTATTGCATTTAGTGGTGCGTTCGTATTCAACGCCATGGGTGGCACAGCAGGTTTTAGATGGCCAAAGATATGCACTAGCAATAACTTTAGAGCATTCGGATGAGCAAGTCCAATTTTATAATTCTATCCAGCAATTTGTGCGGCAACAGCAACGCGTCAGAATCCGTCAATGACTTGACCTGGCAGAATAAATGTTCTACAATTGAATCAACAGCCAGCCATGCGGGCCCGCACTTGCATGCTGGCTGTTGTTGTTTAACGAGGTAGACATGCCCATTCCCAAACCCACTTATCAGTTACCGCTTGAGCTGGATCTGCCAGCACCCGAAGACGGGGGGAGCATCGGAATTGAGGAAGACCGCCAGCGAAGCGAGCTCGCACAGAAAACCCTGGAGGCCATGTTCGGCAAGGCTGGTGCACCGCGCTGGCTCGAGGACTACCTTGAGCTGGTGCGCGGAGGCTGGCCCTGGCGGGTGGCCGCGTACATTGCCTGGGCATCGAGTCCCAGGGCGGGGCGCGAGCCGAAGACCCAGGACGAGCTGGCCCGAATCCATCTGGGTCTGACCAGCGACCGTGCGATCAGCACCTGGCGCAAACGCAATCCCGCCATCGACGAGGTCGTGCGCATGTTGCAGGCGGGTCCGCTCTTCAAGCATCGCGCCGAGATCTTCACCGCCCTGGTGGCCGTGGCGGTCAAGCCCGAGTACAAGAGCCACGCGGACCGCAAGCTGGCGCTGGAGCTGATGGGAGACTACACCCCGCTGCACAAGGTCCTGGCCGAACTGCGCCGCAAGGGTGATGGCGATATAAGCGACCTGAGCGACTCCGAGCTGGCGGACATCGCCGCCTCGCTCGAGGAGGACAAGCATGGACAGGATCCAGCCTGATCAGCACAATGCCAACCAGGGCACCAAGCGCGGACGGGAACTGCTCAGGCAGTCCCTGAAGGAGCTGGGCGCAGGCCGCTCGATCCTGCTCGACAAGGATGGGAACATTATCGCAGGCAACAAGACCTTCGAGGGCGCGCAGGAGGTTGGGCTGAAGGTGCGCGTCATCACCGCAGGACGGGACGAGCTGGTGGCGGTCCAGCGCGAAGATCTGGATCTCAACGATCCCGCAGGCGAGGCGCGCAGGCTGGCCTACCTGGACAATCGTGTCAGCGAACTCGATCTGGCCTGGGATCCCGAGCAACTGGCTGCGGACCTCGAAGCGGGCATGGACCTGGACGCGCTGGGCTTCCTGGACAACGAGCTGAAGGCGCTGCTGGCCGAGATCGACCTGCCCGAGGAGCGCGACGTGCCCGATCCCGACCTCGAGCACGCGGACGAGCTCGTCCTGAAGTGGGGCGTGGCTGAGGGCCAGGTCTGGCAACTGGGCGGGCACCTGTTAGCGGTGGGGGATGCCATCGACCCCGAAGTCTTCAAGGCCCTGATGCAGAATGAGCGCGCCCAGATCTGCTGGACGGATCCGCCCTGGAACGTGGATTATGGTGGGAAGTTGGATGAGGATAACCCCCAGGGCTATAAGAAGCGCTCGATGAAGAACGACAACCTGGGCGACAAATTCCCCGAATTTGTACAGGCCGCGGTCAAGGGCATCTGGGACCATTGCGCGCCAGGCGCGATGCTCTACATGGTGATGAGCGCCCAGGAGTGGCCCACCGTGGACAAGGCCCTGCGCGACCAGGGCTTCCACTGGTCGAGCACGATCATCTGGGCCAAGGACCAGCTGGTGCTCTCGCGCAAGGACTATCACACCCAGTACGAGCCGATGTGGTACGGCTGGAAGGGCGACCGGGCCAGGCTGGTGGAACTGGTGGATCGCAAACAGTCGGACGTGTGGTTCATCGACCGTCCGCGGAAGAGCGAGGAGCATCCCACCCAGAAACCCGTCGAGTTGGTGGAGCGGGCGCTGATCAACTCGTCCGTGCCTGGCGCGATTGTGCTGGATCCATTCTGCGGGAGCGGCACGACCATGATGGCCTGTGAACGCCTGGGCCGATATTGCAGGGCGGTCGAGCTGGATCCACTCTATGCCGCGGTAACCCTCGAACGCTGGCACAAGATGACGGGCCTGGCCGCTAACAAATACCTTGACTTCGTGGGGAGTAGAGGGATACTGTCGGACACTGAATAAGGAGCTGACGATGAAAACCTACCCACCACAACAAACCGCCCTCGAGGCTTACGAGGAACACCAGGCCAGGATCCAGAAACTGCTCAGGCGGATCACCGCAGGGATCGAGGCGCACGATAAAAACTGCCACCCCCGGCACAATTGGGGCCACGTTGGCGATCTGGAGAGCATCGAGGAAATCCTGCAGGATATCAGCGACCGCCTGCACGGTGAAGGCGAGTACGCTGAGGTTGCCTTAGGCGAATCCTTGACAATATGGAACTTGTGTTCTAAAATCAAACTTGTCACCGCCCGACCTGCCCCCCTCAGGCCGGGCGGTGACATTTAATCGGGAAATCGAAACATTAGAATTTCTGTTCTAACTCTTGTTGAATCTGGAAAAATCGTTAAAATAAAGGCAATCGAATATCTCCGCATGGCCTAGCATTTGGCGGGGCCGTTTTCGTCAGAGATGAGCGCCTGGCACCTTTATGGTGTCAGGCGCTTTTTTGTTTCCAACCCTTGAGCGGAGCAGGGGAGATTTCAAAAGGAGTGCTCCATGAAGCGCAATAGGTTCCTGGTTGTTCTTTTGCTCGTGAGCGTGATGGCGCTCGCGGTTGCCAGGCCAGTCCTGGCCCAGGGGGAGCAGCCGCCTGTCCCGACCTCGCCTGTCGAGCTGCCCATGCCGCTGCAGGCGCTGATCGCCTCGGGCATCGGCTTTCTGGTGACCGCTGGCCTCAAATCCCTCTCAACCCTGCTCAAGAGCGATATCAGCGGCTGGGGCTCGGTCATCACAGGCGGGCTGACCACCAGCGTGATCTTCTTCTTCAACGCACTGCTGTCCACCGTGCCCGAAGCGGCCCAACCGTCCGTGGCCATTGCCCTGACCCTGCTGGTCTCGATCCTCTCCGCGTTTGGGATCGCCCGCACGGTCAAAGGCTTTCAGCCTGCCCCCAAGAGCGAGTAACCATGCCCACCGTCCCCGTCAGCGTCTGGGAGCAGATCCCCGTCATTGTCTTGTTTGCCTTCCTCCTGGCAGGCATGGCCTGGTGGATGGTCAAAGCCTTCTCCAAAGCGGTGGCGGATATCAACGCGCATTACGCCTCGATCATCGATGCCAGCAACCAGCAGTGGCAGCGCTATTTCGATGCCAGGTCGGACGCCAATCGGCTGGTCAATCAGCAGGTGGTGGAAAAGCTGGAAAGCCTGACGGGCGTGATCGAGAAGCTGGACAACGATTTCGACAAGCACGACGCGATGGAACGCCAGGCCCTGGCCGATTACATCCCCGCGCGGATCGCGCCCTCCAGGCGCAGGAAGAACCCGAACGGGTGAGGCTGCCATGACCCTCCGAAAAATGCGCAGGCTTTTCGATGTTCAGGATGCCGATCAGAACGACACCGACCAGATCGGCTTGTGCTGGACACCGCAGGTTGGAAATTGCTCGGGCGTCACCAACTGGATCGAGCTCGGGCAGCCCGAGATCGATCTGATCAAACGGCTGAACCCTGGCGACAGCGTAGCCACACTGGAAGAGAAGATCCACTGGGCCGTGTGGGAACGGATCGGTGGACTGTACTATGCTGCAGACCGCACCCGCCCGCCCTGGCGCTGGCCCTCCATTGTGATGGGTTCCAAGTCGGATCGAGCGGGCGAGTTCAACCAGGTCAACGTGCTGGCGGTCGAGAGGGGCTACCACAAGATCGAGACCATCCCCATCCTGCCCAATTACGACCACATCCGCCTGGCGACCCATCCGCACCTGATCCACCGCGTGTACGTGACCAACGTGCGCGGCATCACCTATGACACACCCAAAGGCGCGTTCTACATGCCCATTTTCTCGCCCATCAACCGTCGCCATGCCAGGGGCAACGTCAGCGGCATGTGGCTGCGCGGCAAGTATGTGGGCGATATCGTGACCACAGTTGAACCTCCCCCCGTGGAACCGCCTGCCGAACCCCCGCCATTCGTCTATCCATACGCGATAGAGGTGCTTCGACGCTCTGTCGTCAGGCAGAGACCCAACGCCAGCAGCGCCAAGATCGAGCCTGTGGCCGAGCCTGGCTGGCTGTGCCTGGTGTACGCCGAGATCAACGGCTGGGGCGACATCGGGGGCGGCCAAAAATGGATCTGGCTGCAGGACACGAGAAGGTTGTAGGCGCGCATGTTGCCATCCTCCAGTGCGCAACTCTCGCCCCGCGAGGCGAAACGCGAAACGGACCGTCGCAGGCTGGCGCGGGCCAGGTTCCTGTATTTCAACAGGTATGTGGACTCGAAGTTCGAGTCGCCTGCCCACATGGAACTGATCGCCGAGAAACTCGAACAGGTCGAGAAGTATCTGCGCACAGGCGGCAGGGAGGGCATCGGGCGGCTGATGATCCTGCTGCCCCCCAGGCATGGCAAGAGCGAGATGGCCAGTCGCAAGTTCCCCGCCTGGGTGCTCGGGCGCCTGCCCGACACGCGCATCATCATGGCCTCGTATGGCGCGGACCTGGCCAGCAAGAACAGCCGCGCGGTGCGCGACCTGATCGAAGGCAAACGCTACCAGGCCCTGTTCGGAGGCCTGTCCTCGAAGGGCGAGCCCGTGGAACTCTCGAGCGATTCCCGCTCGGTGTCCGCCTGGGACCTGGCCCAGCCGCATCGGGGCGGGGTGGTGGCCGCGGGCGTGGGCGGCGGCATCACAGGTCTGGGCGCAGACCTGCTGATCCTGGACGATCTGTTCAAGAACCGCGAGGAGGCCGAATCCGAGTCGCGGCGCGAGCTGGTGGACGATTGGTACAAGTCCAGCGCGTATACCCGCCTCGAGAAGGAATACTCGGCCATCATCCTGTTCTTCACGCACTGGCACCCCGATGACCTGGTGGGGCGCATGTTGAAGCGCATGGTGGAAGACCCGATGGCTGATCAGTGGGAGGTCGTGGATCTGCCTGCCCTGTCGCGGGCGGAGTGTTATGCCAGCAGTCCTGAGGAGCAGCGCCAGAAGATGCGCGATGGCGTGTACCTGCCGCTCGCGGACCCGATCGGCAGGAGACACGATGGCGCGGCCCTGTGGCCCACACGATTCGGCCAGGAATGGCTGGTGGCCAAGGAAGCCAACATCGGCAAGTACGACTTTGCAGCTTTGTATCAGCAAATGCCCTACCTACGTGAAGGCGGCCTGTTCAAACGTGAGTGGTTCACCATCGTGGATCGTGGTCCTGCTGATGAAGTCGTCACGCGCAGGATCGATGGCATCCGCGTCAACGCGCGCGTGATGGCCTGGGACAAGGCTGCCACGCCAGGCGGTGGGGCGCGCTCTTCGGGCGTGTTGATGTGCAAGGGCAAGGACGGTTTCTATTACGTCGAGCACGTAGCCAAGGGACAGTGGTCATCCTATCAGCGCGAACAGAAGATGGTGGATCTGGGTCAGCAGTTCTACAAGGAACTCGGACCGTTCCTCATTCGCCATCCGCAGGACCCAGGCAGCGCGGGCGTGGACAGCGCCTCGGTCACCAACATCAACCTGGCCGAGGCAGGCCTCGAAGGGCATGCCCGACCCGTGAGCGGCGAGAAGGAAGTGCGCGCACATCCCTACTCCACCGCGGCAGAAGCGGGCAGGGTGCGCCTGGTGCGCGGAGGCTGGAACGACGACTACCTGGACGAGCTGGCCTCCTTCCCGAAGGGCACCTTCAAAGACCAGGTGGACGCCAGTTCGGATGCCTTCAACGGGATCATCGAGATCGTCAACGAGCCCGAGATCCCCGAGGATGAGATCGTGACCTATGAGGAGCGAGTGAGCATCTCGCCTGTATAGCCATGCGGATCTCCTTCTTCCAACGTCCCGACAAACTGGACCAGGCTCTGCGCGATAACGAGAGCCTGCGTCAGACTGTGAATTCCCTGGAGAACAACCAGGAGTTGTTGCAGGAGAACCTGGTGCAGCTGGAACTGGCGCTCGAGGATGCCAACTGGATGCGCTTGATGCTGGCGGGCGAGCATGAGTTTAGCCGAGACGGGATCAAGCGCATTGCAGAACTGGCGCGCACGATGGTCCTCAAGAACCCGCTGATCAAACGCCAGGTGATGGTGCAGGCTTTGTATGTTTGGAGTCAGGGTGTCACCATCCGCTCGAAGAACAAAGTGATCAACCAGGTGCTGCAGGACTTCTGGGACGATGAGAAGAACCGCTCGGAACTGACCAGCCACCAGGCCTTGATGTTGAAGGAGATCGACCTGCAGGCGGAAGGCAACCTGTTTTTTGTGTTCTTCACGCGCCCGACGGATGGACGGGTTCGGGTGCGCACCATCCCGCCCGATGAGATCGTGGATGTGATCTGCGACCCGCAGGATGCCAGGTCGCCCTGGTACTACAAGCGCACGTGGACTGAGAAGCAGATCAACCCCGAGTCGGGTCGCACCCGAAGCACGCGCAAGACCGCCTACTACCCAGACTGGCGCTACCACCCGAATGCTCAGCTGTCCGCCATCGGTGGCCAGCCTGTGCAATGGGACGCGCCGATCTATCACGTCAAGACGGGCGGGCTGGCAGGCTGGAAGTTTGGGCTGAGCGAGGTGTACGCCAGCATCGACTGGGCGCGCGCCTATAAGGATTTTCTCGAAGACGTGGCCAGCCTGATGCGCTCCTACAGCCGCTTCGCCTGGAACCTGAAATTCAAGGGCGGCAAGAAGACGATGGAGGCAGCCAAGTCCAAGCTGAACAGCACGTTGGGTGATGCGGGCACGGGATCGGAGAGCAACCCTGCACCGGTGGCAGGCTCGACCTTCCTGGGCTCGGACCTGTACGACCTGCAGCCCATGAACATCCGCGGCGCGAGCATCTCGCCTGATGACGGGCGCAGGCTGTTGTTGATGGTGGCATCCTCGGCTGGGTTGCCCGAGACCTACTTTGGCGATGTCAGCGTGGGCACGCTGGCCACCGCCAAGACCATGGACCGCCCGACCGAATTGGCCATGCGCAATCGCCAGATGACGTGGACGGACATCCTGCGCGACATCCTGACCTTCGTGATCTTGCAGGCCTTGAAAGCCAGCGCAGATAACGAGATCCAAAAGCTGGGGAGCATCCAGCGCATCGCAGACGGGGACGAAACGGAGGAGAAGATCGTGTGGGGGCAGGAGATCCAGGCCCTGCTCGACATCGACTTCCCGCCCATCCTGGAACGCGACGTGCAGACCGCAGTGCAGTCGATTGTCACGGCAGCCACGCTCAACGGCCAGGACCTGGGCATCTTCAACGAACCGACCGTGGCGCGCTTGTTGCTTACCGCCCTGGCGCAGGATGACGTGGACGAGATCATGACGGAGTTGTATCCCGACGAGACCGTCAATGTTTCGCGCCCCGACACCGCTCCCAGTGAGGCCCACCTGACCGCAGCCTTCGTGAAGGCAGTCGAGGCGGTGGTTCAGGCTCTGGATAAGAAAGGAGTGATTCATGTTGCTGGATGATCCCCAACTCAGAGAGGCCCTGCAAGATCTCGACGAGGCCTCGCGCAAGGCTGGCTTCCGCAGGCAGAGCGAGCGCCTGGCCAAGCGGCTCGAGCAGGAGATGCAGAAAGCCTTTCGCGAGCAGGGCAGGTTGTTTGTGAGCAGCCTGCGCACGCAGCTGCGGCGCTTCTTTGCCGAAGGCTTCGAAGGCCATGCAGCCTTCCTGACCGCAGCGCTCAACGAATCCCTGCTGCCTGGCGACTGGCTGCCGATGTGGATCGAGGTCTCGCAGCGCACGATCAAGATGTTCACGAAACCCATCGAGGCTGCGGCCCGAGTCTCCATGGAGTTGGGCGCGCGCTCCACGATCTCTGCCCTGGATATGAAGCTGTCCTTTGACCTCTCGAACCCACGCGCGGTGAGCTACCTGCAGGAGTACGGCGCGCGCCAGGTGACGCACATCAACGAGACTACGCGCGAGTACATCCAGACCCTGATCACTCAGGCCGTGGACGAAGGCTGGTCCACCCAGCGTACTGCGGAGGCCTTGATCGAGCGCTTCCAGGAATTTGCCATTGGCCAGCCGCAGAACCATATCGACAGCCGCGCGCACCTGATCGCGGTGACCGAGACAGGCAATGCCTATGCCCAGGGCAATCTGCTGGTGGCCCAGGAACTCAAAGCCGCGGGCCTGGAGATGCAGAAAGCCTGGAGCACGGTAGGCGACGACAAGGTCACGCAAGGCTGCCTGGAGAATGAGGCCACAGGCTGGATCGAAGTCGACCAGGCTTTTCCCAGCGGGCACCAGCGACCACTGCGTTTCCCTGGCTGCCGCTGCGATATGAAGTTTCGAGTGAAGAAGGAGCAATAGCGATGGAAGAGAACACAACCGACCTGAATCTGGACGAACTGGGCGAGGGCAGTCTGTTCATGCCATTGGTCGAGAAGGCCGTGAGGCGGGACGGGACCATCCCGATCAAGATCATCCAGCCTGGCTGGGGCTCGAGTGGCTATTACCCCGCGGATGTGCTCGAGCGCGATGGCCCGAAGATCTTTCCCAAGGGCATGCACATGTATTGGAACCATCCCACCCCGAGCGAGGAGGCCGAGCGGCCCGAGCGCAGTCTCAATGACCTGGCCGCTGTGCTTTCAAGTCACCCTCGTTGGGATCCCAATGGCCCGAAAGGTCCTGGCCTGTATGCAGACGCCAAGGTCTTCGAGAACTACGAGGGTGCGGTGGACAGCATGGCCGAGCATATCGGCGTGAGCATCCGCGCGATGGGCAAGGCCCAGAAGGGCACGGTGGAAGGGCGCAGCGGCCCGATCATCACCGAGCTCACCGCAGGGCGCAGCGTGGACTTCGTCACGGCACCTGGTGCGGGTGGCGAGATCCTGGCTTTGTTTGAAGCAGCGCGGCAGGTCCGCACTGAGCAAGATCCTGACGCAGGGACGGTCCCTGCGCCAGCAGCCACGAGCGGCGTGGCGACAACTGAATCCGATACGGAGGATCCAATGAAACTTGAAGAACTGCAAGAAGCGGTCACCACGCTGCAGAAGCAAAACGGAGACCTGACCGCCACCAACGCGCGCCTGGTGGAACGCATGGCCATGCGCGATGCGCGTGAGCTGGTGCAGGAAGCCTTGAGCGGCCTGCAACTGCCACAGGCCACCCGAACCCGCCTGGTTCGCACTTTGCCTGCGCAGGCCGTGATCCAGGAAGGGGTGCTGGATCGCGAGGCCTTTGGCAAGATCATCAAGGAGGCGATCCAGGCCGAGGTGCAGTACCTGACCGACACGCTCGGGCTGGGCAGCATCAAAGGCCTGGGCGAAGCAGCCAATGACAAAGAAGATGCCGAACCCGAGAACGTGGAAGAGGCCCTGGCTGAATCCTTCGCTGCGATGGGGTTGAGCGAATCGGCTGCCCGCATTGCGGCGCAAGGCCGCAGGTAACAAGAGAGGTAATCATGGCGAAGAACCTGAAATACAAAGACCTGGATGGCCTGCGCATACAGTGCAGCCACCCAACCACCCCAGCCTCGGGCGATCCCGTGCGCTACGGAGAGATGACGGGCGTGGCGCTCGTCGATGAAGACGCCACGGGATACACCCAGGTTGACTTCAAGGCAGGCCGTGTCTGGAGCCTGTCCGTGAAGGCCGTGGACGGAGTAGGCAATTCGGAAGTGGCCCTGGGCGACAAACTCTTCTATGTCGATGCGGATACGCCCGTGCTGAGCAAGAAGAACACGGGGAGCTTCTTCGGGTATGCGCTCGGGACCATCACGGCTGGATCCACTGCAATCATCGATGTGGCCAAGGCGCTCTAGCCCACCACACAAAGAGAGGTAACCATGGAAATGCTCGAATTGCTCGACACCATGCGCGCAGAAGAAGCCAGCGTGCAACGGTTATTCGGTACAGAAGGTCAGGGCGCGCGTTCCCGTCTGCGTGGCCCAAGGTATAGGACCCGATTGGTGGAGGCCACCCGTCTGATGGCCGATGTGTACAACGGCAGACGCGGGATGCATGTGCTGCGCGAGGCCATGACCACCAGCGACTTCCCGCTCCTCTTCGGCGACATCGTCGACCGCCAGATCCTGGCCTCGTATCGCGAAGCGCCCTACAACTGGAACCGCATCGCCAAACGCAGCCGCGTGCGCGACTTCCGCGCGGTGAAACGCTTCGGCGTGTATGGCGCGGACCAGGTCCTGCCTGCCATCATAGGCGAGAAGGGTGAGTATCCCTACGAGAAGATCAACGAAGAATCTCCTTATTCGCTGGCGGTGGCCAAGTATGGTCGCAAGCTGAAGTTCTCCTGGGAGGCGATGGTCAACGATGACATGGACCTGTTGAAGGATGGCCCCGACCGCCTGGGTCGAGCCGCGCGACGTTCCGAGGAAAAGTTCGTGACGCAGCTGTACGTGGATGCCAACGGTCCGCATGCCTCGTTCTATAACGCAGGCAATGGCAACCTCCTGGCGGGTAACCCTGCCTTGTCGATTGCATCCTTGCAGACTGCGCTCGAGCAGCTCTCGACCATGACCGACCAGATGGGCGAACCCATCGTGATCGACATGGTGGAACTGCGCATCCCACCTGCCCTGGAGGTGACCACGCTCAATATCGTTAATGGCTTGCAACTCGAACTGACCGAAAAAGGTGGGACCGACAAGCGAAAACTGATAAGCAGCAACTGGATGAAGACGCGCTTTAACATCAGTGTCGATTACTACATGCCGATTGTGGCCAGCAGCGCCAACGGCTCGACCAGCTGGTTCCTGTTTGCCAACCCAGACAGCGGGCGTCCCGCGATTGAAGTGGGCTTCCTGACGGGGCACGAGGAACCCGAGATCTTCATGAAATCCCCGAATGCTCTACGTGTAGGTGGTGGCGATGTGGACGTGATGAACGGCGACTTTGACAACGACGCCATCGAGTACAAGCTGCGGCATGTGTTTGGTGGGACCCGCGAGGATCCCAAGATGACCGTGGCCAGCAACGGCAGCGGCACCCCGTAATGATTGAGGCTGGGAGGGGCAACCCTCCCAGCCATGGAGATCTGATGAGCTTTACCTATGACCCCGCGACCGAGATCGGCAAGGTGCGCATGTTAATCCCAGATCGGGACTCGCAGCACTATGTCTTTCAGGACGAAGAGATCCAGGTCTTCCTAGAACTGAACGCTTCCTCCCTGAGGTGTGCGGCAGCCGAGGCGCTGGAGACCATCGCCAGCGATACCGCGATGGTCTTGAAGGTCATCTCCATCCTGGACCTGACCACCAACGGCGCGGCCACAGCCAATGCGTTGATGGCCCGTGCCGCGACCCTGCGCGCGAGCGCGGATCAGTCTGAGGAAGAGGAGGAAGCCCTGTTCGATTGGGCAGAGACCACCGAGACCGTCTTCCAGCAACGAGAGCGACTCTGGAAACAAGGCTTGAGATCTCGATGAGCAGACTGGTCCATCCCCGCATGATGCAGAGCCTGACGCGCGATTTCTTCCCGCAGCGCTGCGCGCTGAAGGAACCGATTAAGACCCCCGACGCGGCGGGCGAAGAGTTGCGCACGTATGCCCTCCACCAGGGCTGTGAGGCCATCCCGTGCCGGGTAGGCCCAGCAGGCGGGGGTGAGCGACGAACGGATCGCTATGCCTATCTGGACGCCACACACCGCATCGTGCTCTCGGGCATGTTTCCTTTCGTGACCGAGCAATGGATCGCCGAGGTGAACGGGCAGGCCTACGAGATCCTGCTGGTGACGGGCGACGGGGAAGGCGCAATGACGCGCCTGGAGACGAGGATCATTCGATGACCGAAGAGATCGTGATCGGCAAGGAAGCATTGGTGCGCAAGTTCAAAGGCCTGAGCGACGTGGCGCAAGGAAGCACGCTGGCCAACACCGTGCGCGTGGGTGGCCTGGTGATCCTGAACGCGGCCAGGGACAACATCAAGAAGCAGGGTCTGATCCAAACCCGAACCTTGAGCCGCTCCTTGCACGAAGAGGTCACGATGCAAGGCAAGCACGTGGCCGTGGATGAGATCGGCACCGATCTGGAGTATGCAGCCATCCACGAGTTCGGTGGAGTGATCCATCCCAGGACCGCCAAGTACCTGGCCATCCCTGTGGGCGACTACACGGGCAGCCCGAGCAAGTATCCAGGCTTGAAGCTGCGCAAGACGAAGAATGGCAACCTGGTGCTGGTCTCTGCTTCAGGCCAGGTGCAGTATGTACTCAAGAGCAGCGTGGAGATCCCAGCGAGACCTTATCTGCGGCCTGCCCTCGATGAGCATCAGGAAGAAGCCCTGCAGGAGATGGGTGAGGCCTTTGCAACGCTGGTGACGAAAGCAGCCGAAGCATGACGACCTTCGTGGAAGACCTGCTGACCTTCCTGAGCGACCAGGCCACGGACGCGGCCAATCGCATCTATCCCCAGACTTTGCCTCAGGGCGTGATGCTGCCTGCCGTGCGCTACTTCCAGGTCAGCGACCCACCCGAGCACACCCATAGCGGGCGCAGCAGCCTGCGCCATCCACGCTTCCAGTTGGATTGCTTCGGCGAAACCTACCTGGCCTCGAAACGCCTGGCGGACCAGGTGATCGTTGCCCTGGACGGGTATCGCGGCGCGCTGGGGTCCAGGACTTGTTATGCAGGCCTCCAGAAGAACGCGCTGGACAACTATGACCCCGAATTGAACCGACACTGGATCTCGGTGGATATCGAGATCTGGCACAAGGAATAGGAGACGCCATGCCTAGAAAGAAAAAAGAACCTGCGAAGGCTCCCAAGTATGAGACACAGGAACCGAAATACATCCTTAAACCATGGAAGGGCATGCAGCACTACGAATGCACCCTGTGTTCCTTCGATACGTTTAGCACGAGTGCGATCTTCGATCATATCGCTTCCCACCAACTGGTCAGCAGAAAACCTGTCCAGCCTGTGGAGGCCCAGCAGAATCCCGAGCAGGCAGGCGAAGCCTTCGAAGTCGAACTGGAGGAACTCTCCAGCTTTACTGATGCAGAAGGCAACCAGCACAAACAGTACACACTTAATAGGAGAGCAACATGAGCGATGCAATTTCTTCCTTTGGCACCCTGTTGAAAATGGGAGACGGTGTCACGCCCACCCAGGTCTTTGCCAGCATCGCCGAACTGGGCGATCTGGATGGACCTGATGAGAGCCTGGCCACCGAAGAGGTGACCAATCACGGCTCGCCCAATGGACGCGACGAGTACATCGGCACGATCCTGAGCGGTGGTGAGGTGAGCTTCGCGCTCAACTGGCTGCCCACGCAACCCACCCACGCGGCCTTGCGCCAGGCCATGGTGCAGCGCCGCTTGACCAGCTTCCAAATCATCTTCCCTGGGACAGGCGAGGAAGGGTATCAGTTCAAGGCACTGGTGACGGGCATCAAACCCAAAGCGCCTGTGGAAGGCAAGCTGGCCGCGGACGTGAAGATGCGCATCTCGGGCGACGTGACGGAGCTGTAGCCATGCTGACCCGTGACCAGATCCTGCAAGCCAATGACATTCAAACCGAAGAGGTCTCCGTCCCAGAGTGGGGTGGAGCGGTGAGGGTGCGCGCCCTGGATGGCGAGGAACGCGATGCGCTCGAAGCCAGCATGATCCAGGGCAAGGGCAGGAACGCCCAGGTGAACCTCAAGAACCTGCGCGCCAAGCTGGTGGCGCGTTCCATCGTGGATGAGAAAGGCAAGCGCATCTTCAGCGATGAGGATATTCCCGCCCTGGCCAGGAAGAGCGCGGCGGCGTTGACGCGTGTGTACGAGGTGGCCCAGCGGCTGAGCGGCATCACCCCCGATGACGTGGACGAACTGACAAAAAACTCCAAGCCCGCCCAGAGCGAAAGTTCTGGTTCGAGTTAGCCCTAGCGCTGGGCGGGCGAAGCGTGGCTGAATGGCAGCAGTCGATGAGCAGTCGTGAGTTTGCAGAGTGGATGGCCTTCTCGCGCTTGCAGCCTTTTGGCGAGTGGCGCAAGGACTATCGCATAGCCACATTGGCTGCGGTGCTGGTCAACGCGCTGACACGTACCAAGGACAGCGACCCTGTCCATCGGCCCGAGGAATTCATCCCCGACTTCGAACGAGCCCTGGATGAGCAGGCAGCGATCCCTGAAGAGGTGCGCCTGGTCGATAAGGTCCGCAGCGTGTTCAGTGGATTCCTGAAGAAGCCATGACGACCATCGCAACCTTGGCAGTGAGATTGATCGCGGATGCAGGCGGATTTTTGAGCGCGATGGACCAGGCAGAAAGCAAGACCCAGACCTGGTCTGCCAGCGTGTCTCGGAGCATGAAGGAAGTGGGGGGCAACATCACCGACTTCGGACAGAACATGACCGTCAAGGTCACTCTGCCGATCCTGGCTGCGGGTGCTGCGGCCATCAAGTACGGCAGCGACCTCGAGGAAACCAGGAACAAGGTCAGCGTGGTCTTTGGGGCTATGTCGCAGGACATCTTCGCCTGGAGCCAGGTCTCGGATACAGCCCTGGGACTCTCGCAACAGAAAGCCCTGGACGCGGTGGGCATCTTCGGTGCTATGGGCCAATCGGCTGGACTGAATGGCGAAGCGAATCTCAAGTGGTCTGAGTCCCTGGTGCAGCTGGCCGCAGACTGGTCCAGTTTTTACAACCTGAATCCGACCGATGCGCTGCTTGCTCTGCAAAGCGCAGCCGCTGGACAGTATGAACCGCTGCGGCGTTTGGGCATTGTGCTCAACCAGGCCACCCTCGAAGCGAAAGCCATGCAGATGGGCTTGATGGAGGAGGGCGGTGTCTTGAGCGATGCGGCCCGCTACCAGGCCTTGTATGCTTTGTTGGTGGAGAAGAGTTCTGCGGCCCAGGGAGATTTCGCCCGCACCGCAGATGGCGCAGCCAACCAGGCGCGCATCGTGCAGGCCCAGTTCGAGAACGCAGCGGCCACCCTCGGCCAGCAACTGCTCCCATACTGGGTCCAGCTACTTGGGCTGCTGAGCCAGGCCATCACCTGGTTCCAGCAACTGACGCCCGAACAGCAGAAATGGATCGTGGTCATCCTGGCCGTGGTGGCAGCCATCGGGCCTTTGCTGATCGTGATCGGCTCGTTGATTACAGCCATCGGCGCGATCATCGGCGTGATCGGAGCCATCATGGCTCCTGTGCTGATCGTGATTGCGGTCATCGCGGCCTTGATCGCCATCGGATATTTGCTGTATCAAGCCTGGACAAACAACTGGGGCGGGATCCAGGAGAAGACCCAGTCAGTGATCGACTTCGTGAAGGCCCTGATCGCTGGCGGTCTGCAGTTCATCCAGGATCTGACCAGCGGGAAGTTGGGTTGGATGAGCCAGTACTGGAATAACGTCTGGACCATGATCCTGACCGTGGTCAACACCGTGATCGCCAACATCCAACTGTATGTTCAAGCCTTCCAGGCAGCCATGAGCGGCGACTGGTACCGCTTCGGCGAGATCCTGCGTCAGATCTGGGACAACAGTTGGAAGATGATTGGCACGATCCTGAGCCTGGCCTGGAGCAACTTCAAGATCCTGATCTCCACGGCAGTGACGAACATCATCGCCTTCTTCCGCGACACGGACTGGGGTTCGGTGGGCACGAACATCGTGCAGGGCATCGCCAACGGCATTCGCAACTCGCTGGACTGGATCATGGATGCAGCCATTGCAGCGGCCCAGGCTGCGCTGGATGCAGCCAAAGGTTTCCTCGGGATCCAGTCGCCCTCGAAGGTATTCGAGATGCAGGTCGGCTGGCAGATGGCCGCGGGCACCGCCAGGGGCTGGGAGCAAGGCCTGGACCGTCTTCTGCCTGGTGCGATGGGCGGACTCGCTCCTGCGTTTGTTTCCGACGTCGGAAATGGGTTCGGGGCTGTCAGTTCAGCGGGTGGTCGCGCGGGATCGATCCACGTGACCGTGGAGAATCGCCCGCTCTTGAGTCTGGGTGATCGCTATGAAGCCGAGCACGTTCTCAAGCCCATGTTACAGGACCTGCTGCGTGAGCTCGGCGTGGAGACTAAATAATGCCTGTTTATGGTGACTTCAAGTATGGCCAGGAAAAGTACGGCCCCTCGGCGCTGGATCGCCTGCGCCTGGCGTTGCAGATGGATTGGGATGGGGACGGGATCTATGACCACGACAACCTGGCTCTCTCCCTGGAGTCCCTGTCCATCACGCGCGGCAGACCCTACTTCATCCGCAAGGATGGGTCGGGCTTCGAGAAGTTGGACGTGGGCAAGTTACGCGGCACGTTGACCAATACCGATGGGCGCTTCAACGTGGAGAACGAAGCCAGCACATACTATCCCTACATCCCCGTGGGCAAGCTGATGAAACTGATGGCGAGCACACCCGGATCCGTGCGGACCTCGGTGTTCACGGGCACGGTCGAGGACATCGTGCCTGATTCGCGTACTGCCAGCAAGGCCTCCATCTCCTGTGAGGATGGCGTGCGCTTCCTGGACCAGACCGCCAGCGTCTCGGTGCGCTCTGGGGTGCGCGTGGACCAGATCATCCCGCTGGCGCTGGAGGCCGTGAATTGGCCTGCACAATGGAGCAGTCACGTGGACATCGGGGCAGAGGTCAAGCCCTACTGGTGGATGGACCGAGAGAATGTGCTCAATGCTTTGCATGATGTGGTGGGCAGCGAACTGGGCGGCCTGTGGCTGGGCAATGATGGCTCGCTGAAGTTCCGCAGCCGATATGCATCCCCGAGCGTGGTGGCCAGCCTGACAACCAACGACTTTGTGTTGGGATCCATCGAAACGCCCCGACCCTGGGAGGTGGTGCGCAACTCGCTGAGGGTGAACGTGTATCCGCCTCTCCTGCAAACGGCTGTGGAAGTGTGGCGCTGGCAAGAGACCGTTCAGCTGAACGCAGGCGAGAGCCGAACCGTGTGGGCCAACTTCGCCTACGCTGGCGTGAGTGTGCCGATCAATAACTTCATCCCGCCCGTGGCCACCACCGACTACCTGGCTAACGCGAACTCGGATGGCAGCGGGACCAACCGAACCGCCAACATCACGGTGACGGTCCTGTCTGTTTTCTCAGGCTCGGCGAAATTACGCCTGACCAACACGGGCGCTACGTCCGCCTGGATCACGCTGATGCGCACGCGCGCGGATGCCATCACCGTGCCCGACGAGACCTTCGTGGATGCAGAGGATAGCTCCAGCATCCAGCGCTATCAGCGGCGCACCTTCGAGCTCACCTCGCGCTGGTTTCAGGACAGCGAAGTGGCGCAAAGCCTGACCGACTTCATGGTCTCCTTCCTGGCCTCGCCGCGTTTGTTTGTGCGCGGCGTGATCGCCAACAACCTGGACTTGCAGTTCGGGATCGATCTGGGCGATGCCGTGGATCTGTATATCCCCGAGAAAGGTATCAACGGCACCTATCGCCTTGCCTGGCTCGATCACAAGAGCCGCGACCGCAACTTGCGCGTGTTCGACACCACCCTGCTGTTCGAGCCGTTCTTCGACCTGAGCGGAAATTACTGGCAGTTCGACAGTGCGCAGGTCGGGATCTCGACCATCTTTGCGCCCTGATGGAGAAGCGTATGACCAGAATTATCAGTGCCAAAGACTATGCCAAACGGGAGGGGGTGGCCAATATGCGCGAACTGTTCAAACGCTGGAGTCGCAAGATGTACCAGCGCGCGCAACTCGACACACCCTTCAAGGAAGGCAAGCCCGCTGGAAAACCTGTGGTCGCAGAGATCAATCACGGGCAATGGATCGCGCGCTGCGATCAGTGCTCAACGACTATGTGGGTGGACCCAGACGACCCGCTTTTCTATTGTTTCGGCTGCGGTAACCAAATTACAGGGGGGCGACCCAGGCCTGTGATCTTCCCCTCTGCCGAAGATCGAGCCGTGATCGAGGCCTTGCTGCTCGAGCGCCCAGTGGATGATCGCAGAGGCACGAATAACATCGACCGAGCCTTCCATGCCCTGCCGCTGGCCATCGGTGCGGTGGGCGGGGAACTGGTCTCGCTGGATCGATCCTGGAAGCCCGAGGAGAGCATCGAAGATCTGCGCACTCAGAACAAGCTGATTGAGCCGCTGATGCAGATGCGCGGGGCCGTAGGTTTGAAGACGCAACAGGTGCCTGCCAGACAGGCTTTCCTGGAAGCCGTGGGGCACTTCGCCCTGGAGCGTGAAAGGCAGCGAGTTGAAAAGAAGGATGAAAACGCGGAGGAATCATGACCATATACGTGGAACCTCCTGAGGTCGTGCCTGGCCAGGTGATGAGCGCCACCAACTGGAAGGACTGGGTGGTGGACGTGGCCAGGGCGATGTGGGTGTACACCGCGGCAGGCGACCTGGAGTACGCCTTGTCTGCCAATCAGAAGGCGCGTCTTGGAATTGGGGCATCTCAATCCCTGCTCATGTCCAATGGATCTGCGCCTGCGTGGTTCTCCAAAGGGGCGGCAGTATCCCTGTTGAAGGTTAGTAATGACGGAACCGCACTGGACTGGTTGGCCAAAGGCACAGCTGATTCATTGCTAAAGGTGAATGGCGCAGGAAGCGCCCTGGAGTGGCTGGCGAGGGGAACTGCCGCCTCTATCCTGCGGGTGAACTCAGCAGGATCCGCCCTGGCCTGGTTCGCCAAGGGCGGAGCCAACCAGGTTCTGGGTATGAATGCGGGCGGGACGGACCTCGAGTGGAAGAGCGATATTGGGGCCGTGAAAGGCGCGCGCGTGGTGAATGCATCCTTCGCGCTGGCAGACGCGACGTTGACCAATGTTCAATTTACTGCCGAAAGCATCGATGAAAACAATTACTGGAACATTGGCGTTCCCACTCGAATCACGATCCCAGACACAGGCTGGTATTTTATCGGGGTCTACGTATCCTACGCCAACAATTCCAATGGCAGACGGATGACGAACGTCATCATCAATGGAACTACAGCCGTGGTGGCCACCGATTATCGCATGCCTGTCACCGGAGGCACGACCAATGTTTCGATGGGGATGCCCTACTATTTGAATGCAGGAGACTATATCGAACTGCAGGTGTATCAGACCTCTGGTGCAGGACTGACTGTTGCTCCTTCTGTTATGACAATCGCGAAGGTATAAGGAGGTACCCATGCCCAGCACTTTCCCTGGCGCAATCGATGTGTTCGACCCCGATCCACCCGTAGACGGATTTGATTATGTAATGGCCAGCGATATTGCCCAACTGCAGGATGCCGTCCTGGCGGTGGAGAACGCCCTCGGCGAGAATATGCAGAACGTGGATACAGTCGCGGTGATTAACAGCGCCACAGTCAAGCCCACCCCCGTGGATACTGACAAGTTCGGTTTCTGGGATAGCGCAACCCAAATGTTGGCGAGTCTATCCTGGGCCAACATCAAGGCTGCATTAAAGGCATATTTCGATACTCTGTATGTAAACTCGATTGCCTTAAATGGCCCTGAAGGTCAACTGCTCAATGGATATATCTCGCGGACTGTGACCAGCAATAACCTCACCGTGGCGATCAAGACCCTGAGCGGTGCGGATCCCAGCGCCAGCAATCCTGTCCATGTGCGAATCGGAAACACCATGCGTACGATCACTACTGCATTATCAGTGACCAAGAATGCGGGCTTGAATTATTGTGGTGCGGGAGGATATGAACTGGCCAGCCAGGAAGTAGACTACTTTGTCTACCTGGGCTACAACGCGACCGATGGCGTGGTGATCGGCTTCTCGCGCATTCCCTGGGCGCGGACCTATGGCGACTTCAATACCTCGGTAGCCACCGAGCGGTACTGCGCCATTTCCACTATTACCAATGCCGTGAGTACGGATCGCTACCAGGTGATCGGGCGTTTCAATGCCACTTTGTCTGGCTCTCCCTATCAGTGGAGCATCCCCAATCCCGATGTTGTGATCAACTATCCGATCTATCAAACGCGTTGGCTGACTTGGAATCCGGCTTACAGTGCCAGCGGGTCCATGACTTACACAAGTGTTTCCACCACTTTTGCCAGGTATAAAGTAGATTACCGCGAACTGAAGTTCCAGTTGATCGCCATAGGTACGACGGGCGGAACCGCCAGCAATATCCTGAGGGTGACTGTCATGTTCAACGGAGTAAACAACAGTATGGTGACTGGGGCAACCCTGACGGGAAGTGTATTCGGTGGCGTTTACCTGAGCACTGGCAGCCCTGGGATCTTGAACATCGTTAAGTATGATTTGTCCAATTTCTCCCTTGGGACAATGGGACTCAATACGGCAGGATTTGCAGAGATATAA